CTTTGATCATCCCGATGATTTGCGCCTCGGTGAAACGGCTCTTACGCATTCGTCTGCTCCTTCAGAGTTGGCGCAGACTCTACATCATGGTGAGGGATTTTGCGGGGGGCAGGTCAGGCATCATGGACGCCCGCTCCGAGTTCTACCAAGCATGCCTTGACGACCGTGATGTGCGCGGAGTTGGTTTCACGCCTGAAGACGACTTCCCGATCCGGCGTAACTCGTTCGCATCGAGAGCGGCTCCCCCTGAAAGAAAAAAGGACAATGATCCGTGGGAGGTGGCCGAGGAACAGGTCATCGTGACGTCTCCGAACTGGAATCGGGACGACCGGAAGCGACAGTGGAAGGGGTTTTGCGCCGGAACGAAGGAATGCTTTTTCACCGTCGAGGATGAGCAATTTTGGACAATGCTCCGGAGCAAAACCTTGACCGTCGAGGTGCTCGACAAGCTCAAGGTCCAGTGGGCCTACCAACTAAAGAAAGGAAAGCCAGCGAACCGCCGGGTTCTCAAAGTACTGGAGTTCAATGGCAAGGCTCTCGCCAAGCCGCTGTCTATGGACGAATTGGTGGAACTTTTGGGCGAAGTGCAGGGGGCGGGCGATCATCAGCGCCGACAGAGAACTCTGTTTGATAACTGAGCGAGTTCGAAACACTTCACCTCTTGGAAATCCGAACCCAAGGGGCAAGCTACGACTTGGGGGTTGGTTTGGGGGTCATTTTCTGACGCGACCCATAACTTTCTGAGTTCAATGCTATTTCTGAGGGTAAGTGGCAGCCCGTAGGGGGCTTTCACAACCTCCTGAAATCAAGGCCTTAGCAAAAGTGGGACACTTCGGTTCTTCTACGTAAATTCAGGGAAATTCGGGAAAAGCGTCCCACCATTTCAATGGCTTGAGGGGTGCGATTCCGAACAATCGGCGAGGGAATCGGAGTGGGAGCTTGTCAGAGGCATTTGGTCAATTGCGAAGATCGTTTGACCGCCAAATTCCGAATACGCCAATAAGAGAAAGGGGCCAGTCGCGGCTATGCAACTGACCCCCTGGACCCTGAGACGTGGCGTTTGCCACTTCGCTGGTCCCGCCACCACAACAGGACCAATGGTTCGCTTGCGAAAGGAAACCACGTGAATAGAATTAATGCTAATGCGACTCAATTGCAAGATGAGATCATGCGCCAAACGGCTGATTCTCGAGAAATTTGTGCATCTGAGACGCTTGCAGGGCATCGTGAACTTGTGGAACTCGGGGCCGCGCTGCATTGGCTGCACCCGGTGTCCAAGCGCCCTATCGGTGACAACTGGTCGGAAAAGCCGCGCGCCGATTTCGAGCGGTTGGCCAGAACATACCAGCCGGGCAACAATGTCGGCATTCGCCTTGGCGAACCGTCGCTGACACCGGCGGGTAATTTCATGGTGCTTGACCTCGACATTCGCGACGAGTCCAAGGCTGATGTAGCGCGGGCCAAACTCTTGGAATTGTGCCCGAACGCCTTTGACCTGCCGACAGTGCAAAGCGGGTCCGGCGGATCGTCGCGGCACTACTATTTCGTAGCACCCTCGCCGTTGCGCTCTCGGAAGCTGGCGAAGTCCGAAGGCTTCACGATGGTTTGGAGCGAGGAAAAACAGCGCGAAGTCAAAAAGCACGATTGGGAAATCGACTTGTTGGGCACGGGCAAGCAAGTCGTGTTGCCGCCTTCTGTCCATCCCGACACCAAGTTGCCCTACAAATGGCTCAAGCCGCTCGACACCTTCTATCTTGGAATGGAAGGCATGGGGCCTGAAATCGACCTTGAGCGGATCAAGGAACCCGAACGCACGTTGCCGGCCGCGCCTTCGCAGCCCGTCGATATGGCAACCCTCGAAAGCGCCTTGGCAGCAATCGACCCGACTATCCTCGACTATGAGGAATGGCTGCGCATCGGCATGGGCATTTTCGACGCGATGGGCGGCAGCGAAGCCGGATTGATGCTTTGGGACGCGCTCTCGCAACGCGATCCGGGACGGTATGAGGGGCTGTCCGATCTCAGGGGGCGTTGGCGTGGTTTCGGAAAGCCCTTTGTGGGCGACCCCATTACGGCCGGAACTGTCTTCGGCATTGCCAAGGTTCACGGCTGGAAACGTCCCCCGCGTCCTTCGATCATTGAGGGATGGAACCTGGACCGAGAGTGGACCGAACTGCCCGACCTGCCCGCAACCGTGCAGCCGCAACCCAAGCTCATGGTCCAGAAGAACGGCGAACTGCGTGCCACGCTGCACAATGCCATTGTGACGCTGGAAGCCGTGGACCGGAAGAAGGGCCTTGGCATCCGGAGGAACGAAATGACGTTGCGCGACCAATGGCGCGCGGGCGTGATCGGGGACGCAGACCTTGCCCTGATCCGGGTCCACATCGAGCGTGCCGGAATGCACTGCGTCGGGTCCGAACTCACCGCGCAAGCCGTCCGGGCTGTTGCCGAGAGGAATCCTTATCATCCGGCGCGGGCCTACCTCGCATCCCTGACGCACGATGGCACGCCGCGCCTCGACACTTGGCTGACGCAGTATTTGCAGGTGCAGGACTCACCGTATGTCCGGGCAGCCGGTCGGGCCTTCCTCATCGCCATGATTGCCCGCGTCATGAAGCCGGGCTGCAAACATGACCATGTGCTTGTGCTGCGCGGGAAGCAGGGGCTTCGAAAATCCACGGCATGTTCGATCCTGGGCGGCACTTGGTATGGCGACAATATGCCTTCGATCCGCGACGGGGGACGGGAAGCCGGGCTGTATCTGCGCGGGCATTGGCTGATCGAAATGGCCGAACTGGCACCCTCGCGGAAGGCGGAACAGGAAGACTTGAAAGCGTTCCTGACGCGGGCCAGCGATGAAATCCGGGCGCCTTATGCGCGGATGGCTGACGTTGTGCCGCGGCAATGCGTGTTCATCGGCACGTCGAATGAGGATGCGATTTTGAAGGACGCCACGGGCGGGCGGCGCTTCTGGCCTGTCACGGTGGAACGCCAGATTGATACAGACGCGCTTGCCCGTGATCGGGACCAGTTGTTTGCCGAGGCGCTTGCGGCCTTCAACGCAGGTGAGGCGTGGCACCTGACCCCCGAGGCTGAGGCGCAGGCGGCAGAGGTTCAGGAAGCGGCGCGGGAGGAAGACCCGTGGGAACAGATCATCCGCGATTGGCTGGACAGTGAGGAATATGGCGGGGGACAGCGTGACGCTGTGACCATGCGGGAAGTGTTGTGGCAAGCCCTCGACATCCCCATCCCGCAACAGACCGTGCCCGCTCAACGCCGCGCAGCTTCGATCCTTCGCATGATGGGATGGAGCAAAGAACGCGGGTCGCGCGGCAACAAGGTGTGGAAGCGGGGCTGAAATGGGACACGTCGCATTTCATGGCTTCACCGACCCATGCCGACCCATGTCTGACCCATGCAGGGGTCATGGATTCTGCAATGCTTTCCAAGGGCTTATATTTCACCGACCCATCCGACCCATGAATCATGCAAAAGACTGTCTGGGAACAGTGGAGCATGGCAGGACCGGGGCACGGGGCAACTCTGGGGCTATATATAGGAAAGTATGGGTCGGATGGGTCGGCATGGGTCGGCACTTCATCCAAGTCATTGATAAGGCATCGCTTTGTTACGCCCTCTCATGGGTCGGCAAGGGGTCGCAAGCTCCATCGCATCATGGCACCCGTCGCATCATGCAGCCTGTCGCATCATGGCTTCTATGGGTCCTTCCGATGGGGGACCGGCCGCGGAGGGCGCTGACCGCGGAAGAACGCGCTTTGCAGAAATTTTCGAAATGGGACAACCATGCTGACCTATCCTGATAACTCCGACGACTTTGAAGACCTGCTTGGCGACGTGGGGCTTGATGGCACCGCAGCGGGAAACAGCGGGCCGCTGGTAAATGACTCGGACCTTACGGCACCCGAAGCGCCCGAGGCACCCGAAGTCGAAGACCCGGCTTCTGAGGCGATCCCTGGGCTTGCCACAGAATCCGAGATGGCACAGTTGCTAGGCATCACAGCGAACCGGGTGCGCACCCTCGCACGCGACGGGATGCTGCATCGTCCTGTCCGGGGCCGCTATGACGTTCGGGCGTCGCTCAAGACCTACATTGGCGATCTGCGCAACAAGGCGTCCCGGCTTGGTTATGCGGGGGGCAAGCACCTGGGCAAGCCAGACCTCGAAGCTGAAAAGCTGCGACTTGCCCGACAACAGGCTGACAAGATCGAGATCCAGAACGCCGCAGCCCGCGGCGAATTGGTCAAATCCTCCGAAGTTGAACGCGCCTGGGCTGCGGTGCTGCGCGACGTGCGGGCGGCGATGCTGGCGGTTCCCAGCCGCTGCGGCGCGACCCTTCCGCACCTGACCGCACACGACATTGCCGAACTGGACCGGGAAATTCGGAACGCGCTGGAAGGACTCGCAGATGGGAATTGAACTGATCCGGCGGAACGCGCTGCAAGCCCTGCGACCGCCCGCGAACATCCCGCTGGCAGAGTGGATCGAAGCGAACATCCACTTGCCGCAAACCGCATCCGCGACGCCGGGCCGAATGCGCCTTTGGGCTTATCAGCGTGGCATCTGCGAAGCCATTGACGATCCCGAGACCGAGCGGGTCACGGTGCTGAAATCGGCACGCGTCGGATACACGCAGCTGCTGTCCGGCATTATCGCCAGTTATTGCGCGAACCAGCCGTGCCCCATCCTCGCCGTGCAGCCGACTGCCGACGACGCGCGAGATTATGCCGTGGACCTTGAAGCCCTGTTCGAAGCCTCGCCGGTGCTGCGGGGCATCCTGTCGGACGAAGCGGACGAAACCGGGCGCAGCACCATGTTGAACCGCAAGTTTCCCGGCGGGTCGC